GGCGTCGGTGAGGACCCCGTTGTCGGTGAGTGCCTTGCAGAGGATGGCGACGGCGGCGAGACTCGCGGCGTCGCCGACCCGGGCGTCCTTCGGGAGCGTCGTCAGGTTCGACCCGAGGGCGAGTCCGAGTTGGTTCGCGAGGTCTCGCAGGACCGTGAAGTAGGTGCGGACGGTGGCCATCAGAGCGCGATGACCACCATTTCGCGGAGTTGGAATGTGCCGGTTGCTCCACTCACCCGATATAGGTGTTTGAAGTTGTTGGATCCAGCAGTGAGGCTTGTGTGCAGGTGGACCCGGGACGCACCGATGACGCGGTCTGCACTGTTCTCGTCGTAGGAGATTCGGTAGTCGTCGCTCGCTGCGACTGTGGTGGCTCCCGATACGCCGTAGGAAACGGCGCATCGGGCGCCTTCCGTACTATTGCTCATCTCGCAGGAGAACAGGACCAGAGCCTGTGTCCCGGTGGTGACGGTGACGATCGGGCCTTGGGTAGCGAGATTGGCGTAGGACGTTGATGTCGTGGTCTGCGCGGTGGAGATGTAGTCGGAGGAGATGGCGCGTTCGGCGATGGCGTTGGCACCGGTCGCGACGAAGATCCGGCCCGCCGTGGTGGCTTTCGCGGGCGGAGTCTCGAGCATGTTGTCGCGGAGTTGCTGGTTGAGTTGTGCGGCGGTCAGTACGGATCCGGACGTGAACGTCATTGGAGCGGTCCAGCTCACGGCGCCCTCCCAATGGCGTGTGTGGGTGCTGACATGAGGGCCGGTAGGCCGATGGTTATCCGGTCGCCAAGGATTTCCAGGTCGGTGACCGGAGGCAGGATTCCGTGGGTGAAGTTCTCGCGGAGCAGGTCGTGGATGGTTTCCCCGGGCCGCCAGTTCCTGGTCGCAGGGGCCGACCGGATCCGCAGGAGCGCCTCGATGTGGTCGATGTTCGCCGGCCAGGACGCGGCGCAGTCCATGCGGCATTCGGTGCAGCGGAACCGGTTCCCGGTGAGTCCCCCCACATGGCCGGTGCCTGGGTCTGGTCCGTACCGTTCGGCGTTCGGGCAGCCGTCGCGGGGGCAGTTGGCGACCCATCGTCCCCACGAGCAGTAGACGACGGCGTCCACTAGTGGCCTAGGAACCCGGTGTTAAGGACGTCGGTGTCGAGGATCATCACGGTGGACGGGTCGTCGCGGCCGACGGATCCCAGGGTCCCCGTATTAAGGACGGACGTGTCGAGGATCATCACGTTCGCGGGGTAATCCGGGGCTTTCTCGCACCCGAACTGGGTGGTGTGTAGCCGGTCTTCCCAGGCGATCGAGTGATGGATTGACCCGATGTGGAAATCGTCGTTGAGCCCAGTCTGGGCCTCGACGATGGTTATCCGGTCCGACAGGTCCCGGGCGAGTTGCTGGGTGAGCCGGGTGTCGTTGGCGCCCTTGAGGGTGATGGTTACGGTGGGGGCCCGGTCGGCGCGCTGGGACAGGATGGTTTCTCCGACGGCGAGGGCGTCCCAGACTCCGGCCCACGGGGCATCGATCGAGGAGTCCGAGCGGCGCCCGCACCGGGTGATGGATGCGCCTTCCTCGACGTGGACCTGGATGGTGCGGATGGTGGCGACCTGCGCGGCGCGCAGGGCCATGCCGGTGACGACGGCGGGTCCGCCCGTGGCGGTGATAAGGATCGTTGTCGCGGCGCCCGAGTTCCTGGTCAGGGAGACGGTGACGGTCCCTGAGGTGAGGACGTAGTCAGTACCGGAGACCGGCGTGACGGCATGGACAAACGGCTCTCCGCTGGACGCGGTAACCATCTGGGTCTCGCCGTCAGCGAGGATGAACACGTCGTCCGTGGACCAGACGACATCGACAGTCCCGGACGGCTGCCGGGTCGTGACGGCGAAGGTGATCGAGTTGATGACCCCGGACCAGCCGGCGTCGCACGTGAACGGCTCAGAGAATCGCGGTTCGGCGCCGGAGTCCCGGAACGTGGCCTGCGACGTTATCGACGCCGTACGGATCAGGCGGTGGTGACGCCCACGGAACACGAAGTTCCCGTCGCCGTCGATGGACGCGAATGCGGGCGGTCCTTCGCTTGATACGAGGCGCTGGATGGCGTCCCAGGCGTCGGCTCCTTCCTCCCACCACCACGGGATGCAGGTCGCTCCGTAGTCGATGTCCCGGGCTGCGGCGGGCCAGTTGGCGGCGTCGAGGACGAGGTTGATTGCCTGCCCGGTTGTGATGCCTGAGTAGACGGGTGTGGAGATCTGGTTTCCGACGAGGAGGGATAGTCCGTCGGCGAGGGTGAGGCTGACTTTCCTGGATAACCTGTCGGGGGTGACCTCGTAGCCGTCGATGATCCCGCGCATGAGCGTGTACGTCGTGGCGGAAAGGGTCGCGGTGAGTAGCACGTTCCGGCCGGGACCGGTGAGCCCGTACAGGGGGGATGAGGCGTAGTCGGGGCTGTAGTCCTTCGACCTGTTGTCGAGGTCGAGGGAGCCGCGTCCGGGTGATGTCGGGTCGAGTGCGCGGCCGGTTTCGCGGCCGAACCTGACGTCCACGGCTGGGGTTGCGCGGACCCTGGTGGTGACGACGTCCCCGGTGTCGGCGAAGTCTCCGTCTCCGAGCCAGTCGACGACGGCGGCGTAGGTGGCGGTCATGCGGCGAGCCGCCCTTGGCGACGCAACCGGTCGAACGACTTAGAGGCCCAGTCGTCGAAGTCTGCGGGGGAGGTAATGATCCCGTGGTTGTGCAGGTGGATGTGGACCTCGCCGCCTGCCGAGTGTGGCCCGAGGACTCGCTCAGGACGGCCTGTGCCGTTGTAGGCGAGGCTGAGTCCCGGCGGGAGCATCCCGCCCTGGTCGTACCAGTGGGGGGACCGGCCGAGCCACCGGGCGTAGGCGCGGGATGGGTTGCCGTAGACGTCAGCGATGTACCGCATCCCGGCGAGGATCTGCAGGGACGGGTTGGTGACGCCGTACACGCCGTATTGCCTCGCCGTCCCGGCCAGGAACTGGGGGATGCCGAACGCCGTGGAGGTGGGGTTCTTGGCCCGGTTGTTCCAGCCGGACTCGCCGATCCAGAGTGCGCGGAGGGATGACCACATGGAACCGGTCCAGCCCCGCAATGCGGCGAGGATGTGGCCGATGGCCATGTTCGCCGTGTTCCCGCCGCCTCCGCCGGAGCCGCTGATGTCGGGCATGGCGGCGTTTCCCATGGCGGAGTCGAGGCGGGAGTTCACGAAGCTCCCGTAGCCGCGGGGGATCTTTGCCGATCCGCGGATGGTGATGAGGCCGCCAGAGGCATACCCGCTGGCGTTGATGGCTTCCAGGAGGCCGCGGTGGCGGGACGTAGCGGAGGCGTTGACGACGTATTCGCCGCTGGCAGCGTGGATGAGCATGTTGTCGGTCCGGGACGGAGGTCCCGGCAGGATCCCACCCGCGGCCCGCACCGTCGCCGAACCGGTCTGCCGGCCCGTGGCATCGAATAGGCGCCGCGTCAGGGAGCCGTCGGCGTTCACGGCGATCCGGACGGTCTTGCCGTTGATGGCCTGGATGTCGCCCTTGAGGGCCTGGACGGAGTGGCGTGCACCGGCCATGCCTGGGATGAGAACCCGAGTCGTGGCGACATGGGGAATCCCGAGGATGGCATCGGTGTATGCCTTGGCCTGCTTCTTCGACCCACTGAACTTGAGGGCCGCGTCGTACAACCTCTGCTTGGCCTCGTCGAGGCGGGCATTGAACTGCTTGGCCGGGACATTCTGCTGCCGCAGGGTATCCAGGTAGCCGAGACTCGCCTTTGCCTGCGCGTCGAGGGCCTCCCGGTTCGCCCTGCCCTTCACGGTGTGGACGTCGAGGGTCCGGCCGTTCGCCTTGAGGGCGTCCGCGGTGGCCTGTAGGGATGCCCAGTAGGCGTCTTCTCCTCCGCGTAGCTGGAGGAGCGCATTCTTGGTGGCGTCCAGCTCCGTGACCAGTGCCGCTTGGGCGGCGGTCTGCTCGGCCGCCGCCTGCTTCATCTGACCGTTCCAGTAGGCCAAGACAGCCGCCTGCGCTGAGGTGTCTTTCAGCGCGGTCGTCATGGCGGTCTGTGTGGCGGTGTGCTGCTTTCCGGCCTCGACTGCCTTGCCGAGGTCCGAGGACACGCCGGTGATCTTCCCGCGAAGGTCGGAGTACTGGATCCCAGTTGCCCCGGCCTGCTTGCCGGACGCCAACAATGACAGCAGGTTGCCGTGGTTCGCGGCGTCGAGGCGGCCCAGCGCATCAGCGTTCCCCATGGCGGCCAGGGTGACGTCGTTGAGGTTTAGGCCCAACTTCTGGGCCTGGCTGATGATGCCCTCTTTCTGTAGGCGGTTTATGACGACTTCGCGGGTGTTCGCCGTGAACGCACCCGTGTTCGCGTCCAGGGATGCCGTGAGGTCCTTGACCCGCTGGACAGCCTGCTGGTGGCGGTTGATGAAGAAACCGAGGACGGCTGTAGCGCCAGCGACTGCAAGGGTCCATGGACTGGCGAGCATGCCAGCGAACCTCGCAATGCCGACCAGTGTGCTGGCTTCCTGCACGGTCTTGATGGCGGCGGAGACACCCTTGATCGCGTACGCTGCGGCGACGGCCGATGAGGCCACGCCGACGAACACCCCGGCGAACATCTTGACCGCGCCCGGCGAGTTGGCGAAGGCCCCGGCCACCCCGGTCACGGCGGGCAACACCACGTTGTTGAGGGCCTTCGCGAACCCCACCCAGAGCGGCAGGAGTTTCGCTCCCAGCGCGGCCTTCTGGTCCTCCAGGGACGCGGCGAGGATCCGCTGCTGGTTCGCCAGCCCGCCGCTAGTCCGGGCGAAGTCGCCCTGCGCGGTCTTCGTCTGGTCGAGCATCAGAGCGTAGGCAGCCTGCGCTTTAACGGCCGGCGGCAGGACGTCCTTCGTGGTCTTGACCAGGCCGAGGCTCAGGGCCTCCTGGCGCAGAGTGGCGTCGTTCATGTTCACACCGAAACGCCTGAGCGGTTCGGTCTCACCGACGAGGCCGGCGCGGATCGCCTCCAGGACCTCAGCCGGGGACGCGTTGTTGAAGGACGCCATGTCGGCGGCGAGCTTCTCCAACCTGACCGACATCGTCGCGGCCTGCTCCTGCGGCAACTTGAGCGCGACGAACAGGTTCCCGAACGTTCCCGCGGCTTCGAGCGCCGCGGCCTTGGAGATCCCGAACGATTTCGCGGAGACGTTCGCGAAGGCGGCCACTTGCCCGGCGCTCTGGCCGAAAACGACCTGCACCTTGCTCTGGGATTCGTTGACCGACGACGCGGCCTCGATGGATCCCTTCGCGAACTCGACCAGTCCTTGGCCTGCGGCCGATACGGCGTCCGTCAGCTTGAAGACGGCGGCGGTCCCGAGCTTGTCCTTAAATTTGGACATCGTTCCGCCGGACCGCTCGGTGGTCTCCGACGTCCTCTTGGTTTGCTTCTCCAGAGCGAGCTGGGACTGGGCTAGGCGTGCGGATGCTTCCCGTGCTTGCAGCGACCCGGACCCGTACTTCTGGGCCGCGGTGGCGGCCTTCTCGGTGGCCTTCGCGACCCTGATCTGCGCGAGTTCGACAGTGACTGCGGTCTCTTTGGCGGTCTTGCTGACGGACCGCAGGGAGTTGGAGGCCCTGTCGGTCGCGAAGATCTCGAAGCCCAGCGTCTCAGCCATCGTCGCCCCCATTCCGCACTTGGTCGATGTACTCGCAAGCGTCCTCGAAGTCCTCGATGCTCATTGCGTCTTGTTCGGCTGGGCCGATGTGGAGGACTTGGCAGATCACCCAGCGGTAGGAGCGTCTTCGGTACCGGAGACTGTTTCGCTCTGCGATGGCTCGCTGGGCTGGGCTTTTGGGACGCTCGCCTGTTCGCCGAGGGATGCGATGAGGAGTTCGCGTTGCTCGGGGTCGATGTCGTCGTCGAGTTCGACGCGGGCGAGGATCTGCGCGAGTTCGTCGTCTTCGTAGTCGACGGCGATTTCGTCGGCCCGCAGGTTGAGGTCCCTGAACTTCCGGCCGGGTTCCGTCCGTTTCAGGAGGACGAACAGGGCGGCCCGGTAGGCGCGGCGGTTGCCCTTCATGAAGAGGCGCCCGAACTCGTCGAACGTTTCCCAGGCCTCGCCGCCGAGGGACTCGATCAACTCAGCCTCGACGGACATGAGCTTGTTGGGACGAAACGAGAACTCCCGCTTCTCGCCTTCCTCAGGTGTCCATACGAGTCTCACCGCTGCAACTCCTTCCTGATTCCCGCGATGATCGCGGCACGCACATCCGGTCCGGACTCCTCCATCGGCACCGAGAACCACCCCGGCCGGACCGACTGCATGCCCGCGCTACGCCGCCGCCGCCACTTCCCGTAGATGGCGTGCCGGACCTGTCCCCGGTTGATGAGGGCGAGTTGCTGCCGGACCTGGCCGCCGACTGCCTCGACCCGGACGCCAGGCCTCGACCGGGATCGGTTCGGGGTGACGGTGATCCGGGACCCGGCGACCGCCGAAGCGAGGCCGCCCCGCCGGGGGAGGTCCGTGAGGGCCTTCCGGCGGGCCTTGACCACGGCGACCTCGACGGGCGGGGCGAGGACCTTGGTCAGGACGGCGGGGAGGTTGTCGGCGGCCCGTTCGAGACGGGCAGCGAGCCGCCGGAAGTCGTCCCCCCCGTTCGTCATCCGACCTTCGCGATAGCTGAGGCCGCGTTCCAGGACGCCTTGATCTCCACGGCTCCGGAGACGGCCCCAGACCCGGAGAAGTCGGGAAGAACGGTGCCCCACCAGTACTGTCCAGACGTGAGGGTATTGGGGTAGAGGTAGAACTTCCGCGCCACTCCGTCGACAGCTGCTGTGTAGGTCTGGACGGTCGCGTCGTCATAAAACCCCGCGAAATCACCGGAAGCGTCCGGAAGGCCGGCAACGTAAACCTTGTTGCCGTCCCCGAAGCAGGTCACGTCGACCTTGTCGGTGGAGAAGTTGATGCTCCATGAGGTGAGATCCGCGACGGGTTCCGCGGTTCCCCCGGAAGCGAGAGCGAGATACACCCTTCCGCCGCGGGCAGCGATACGAGCCACTGTGTTGCCTCCCTAAATGGTGACCGGAATCCGGTCGAGGATCCGCAGCAGGTGCCGCGCATGCTGGATGAAGGTCCTGTTCGACACCGCGGCCCGTGCAGCCTCCGCGGCGTATTCCCGTTCCGTCTGATGGGCAAGCCACCACCGGAGCAGTTCCGATGCCTCCTCCGGGCCGGAGAACGACGGCAACATCGGGAGAACCCGGTCGGACTCCATGCGGGGATCCCGGAGGAAGAACAATCCGCACGCGGCCATCTCAACCTCGCGGGGCCCCATCGCCACCCCCGCCGGAGTGTCCGCCTCGTCATGCTCACGGCGGTACAGGTTGATGCCGCAGCGAGCGGCCTGATAGACCCGGGCAGTCTCGGTGTTATCGCAGCAATGCTCCGGGTCGGGGTCGGCGAGGTGGGCGCGGAGCGGGGAATCCTCGGCGAGGCCCTGCCAGTTCCCGGCGAGGAGAACATCCCGTCCGGCGAGGTCCATGTGCTCGAAGAACCAGCGGCGAGACCCGAACCCGGTGCCGACGAATCCGAGGTCGCAGATCAGTTTCGGGTCGGGCCGTGCCGGGTGGTGGACGATGGGCCGGAACGCGTGGGGGGCGTAGGACGTATTGGCGACTTCCCGGAACCGGTCGAGGTTCAACGGGTCGTTGATCATGTTGATGTCGGCGTGCTTGGCCAGCTGGATTTGCCGCGCGTCCTCGTAGGGACTCTCGGTGTGCATGATGATGACCCGGGTCCCGTACCAGCGGGCCTGGTCGAGCATCTGGGGTGGGATGAAGAACCCGGAGATGACGAGGAGGACGTCTGGGCGGAGTTTGAACAGCATGGCGGCGAGGCCGTTGATGGCAAGTTCGCCGGCCTGGTCGTTGGTGAGGGCTCGCCGTATCCGGAGTTCACCGTGCTCGCCCGGGTCACCGATGTCGATCATCGCGTGGGAGTAGAGCGCCAGGCGGTCGTCGAGGTTGAACTCCGTGACTTGCTCGCCGAGTGCGCGGAGGGCTTCGCACCACCCGACATGGACGTCCTGCACGGACCAGGAGGGGCCGGGTTGAGCGACGACCCACCGCATTATCCGACCTCTACCGTGATGTCCGCGGACAGGTACTGGACGCCGTTTACCTCGGTGAGGACGTCGGGGCCGGCGGACACGGCGCGGGTGAAGGCGACGACCCCGCCGAGGGTCGGGTCTGTCTCCAGCGCCAGCCGGACCGAGGACGTACCGGACCCCGACAGGAACGCGTCGAGCTGGTCCTGTGCGGTTCTGGCGTCGATATAGGCGACGAGGACTGTGACCTTGAACTGCCAGCCGTCCACGTTCCCGAAGGCCTGGTCAAACGCCGACAGTTGCCGGGTCACGACCGCTGACGGCGGGTTGATGGATCCCGGCGGGTAGGAACTGGCTCGGAGTCCGCCGACCCCATCCACAGCATCGGCGAGGGCCGCCCGGATCTGCGTGACAGTGGACATCAGGCCACGCCACCCGGGTACAGCCGGTACGGCCCCGCGAACCCAGCAACCTGTGGGTTGGCGCGGATCCGGACGACCCCGAAGTCCCCCATGCCAGCGATCCCACCGGCCGGCGCGTCCTTCAACTTGAAGGCTTCGGCGGCGGCGATGAGCGCGGCCTGCCGGATCCCGTACGGGACAGTGGGCCACCCCCATGTCCCCGTGACCTGCACCAGGTCGTCACGACAGGCGTAGCGCAGCGCTGGGAATAGTCGCGTGACGATACGGATCCCGGTGTAGGGGAGTTGTTCCGGCGCGGCGGTCGGGTTGCGCGGCGTCAGATAGTAGTCCGACGTGGACCAGGTCGTCTCGAAGGCGCCGTCGGCGTCGTCGTCGGTCTTGACCGCGGTGGCGGTGACGAGGTCACAGAACGGGCCGAACGCGAGGCAGTCCGAATCCTCCGGGACGAAGGTCCTTGCGGTTCCAGCCGCGGTGCGCCAGAACGTGCGCTGGCAGTAGTGCTCTATCGCCCGGGATGCCGCGAAGCAGGCCTGGTGCAGTTCGTAGTCGTCCGCGGTGTCCGTGGAGGGAATGGATAGGCGGGACTTGAGTGCCTCGATGGTGGCGTACAGGTTCCCCAGGGTCGTCTCTTGGACTTCCCACGTACCCGCTGTCGCATCAGAAGCGGCCCCGGTCCCGACCCACTGGTACTGCCAGGTGCCGGCCTCCGGGCATGCGACGTCCTTCGTGTAGAGGCCGGCGCTGGTCCTTGTGATCTGCGACGCCGCATACGTATACGCGGTCACGGTCTGGGACGGGGATGTGATGGTGAGCGTGAGAGTGGTCGGATCGGTTGGGGTCCCGGAGACGGTGAACGTGTTGCCGAGGGTCGCGAGTTCGCTGGTTGAGGCGTTGAACACGGTCGACGACATGCCCCTCCTCAGTCGCTCACAGTTGACATGGACACGGCACGGGCGGTAACTGTCGCCGCGAATGGGGATCCCGAGATGGATGGGGTGGACTGGGCGTTGCGTTCCCCGCCGGTAACCAAGCCGTCAAACGCTGCCGCCGTGGCGAGTGCCGCGTCTGCCGCCACGAGGACCGCTATGGCCGCGTCGTACGCGGTCCCGGTGGCAGCCGCCGCTTCGGCCGCCGCTTCCCGCAGAAGGGTTACGGTCGCGTCGTATGCGGTTCCTGTGCTTCCGGCGTTCTCCGCCGCGGCGGTCCCGGAGATACCGGCGTCGTACGCGGTGCCTGTTCCGGCCGGGAGTCCGGCGTTCGCGGTGCCAGAGCTGGACGTCGAAACGGTCGCGTCGTACGCGGTCCCGGTTCCTGCCGCACCCTCCGCCGTCGCCGAGACGGACTGGGACGCGTCGTACGCTGTCCCGGTTCCAGCGGGGCATTCGGCGTTCACTGACGCCGCGGCAGATGTTGACACCGTGGCGTCGTACGCGGTCCCTGTTACTGCCGAGCTTCCCGCTGCTGCCGATACGGACGTCGACACCGTGGCGTCGTATGCGGTGCCCGATCCCGTTGGGCATTCGGCGTTCACTGACGTCGCCGCCGACGTCGTAACGGTCGCGTCGTACGCGGTCCCGGTTCCAGCGGGGCATTCGGCGTTCACTGACGCCGAGGACGACGTCGACACGGTCGCGTCGTACGCAGTTCCCGTAGCGGCGGCGGCCTCTGCTGGCTGTGCGACTGCCGCCCCGAGGTCTCCCGCTACGCCGGTCCCGGAAACGGCGGACGCCGTGGCCGAGACAGCCGTGGTGGCGTCCCCAGCCGCTCCGGTCCCAGCGGACGCAGTAGGCGGTGCAGCGACCGACGGCGCAGCGTCTCCAGCCGCGCCGGTCCCAATGGATACGTCCGACGACGCTGCGACCGACGGCGCAGCGTCGCCGGCGGACCCGGTTGCTGCCGAGTTCTCCGCCGCGGCGTTCGTCCCACCGGCGGCGGCCTGCTTGATCGCGACGAGCGCGAGGACAGGGTGCGTGGTGGAGTGTCCAGCCGCACCGACGGTCAGTGTCGTCGAGAGGGTCACCGTCGATGTGAGAGTCCTGACCCCGAACCAGGCCGTGTCCTGGTCCCGGGCGGTGAAGTGGATCGGGTTGGTGATGAGGTCGGTGACGCTGTTCGTCCAGGTCGGTGGGGTCGAGAACGACGCGTCGGTCCCGGACGAGGCGGCGAAGAAGAGTGCGTAGTCGTTGGCGTTCGTCGTCGATGACCCGGCGGTGAAAACGTTCGCCTCGGCCCCGCCCTGGGTGGCGTCGATCCAGTGGACATCGACCGGTGTCGTCGTGTCAGCATTGTCGATCTCGACGACGAGGATCCCGGCCCCCGCTGCTCCTGCGGCGGGGGTGATGGAGACATTGTCGCTGCTCGTTGCGGTCGCGACCCGCCAGTAGATTCCGGCTCCGACCCAGTTGACCCCGCCGTCTATCTTCGTCCAGTTCGTGATCGTGAAGTCGTTGTGACCCGCGTTGGCGCCGAACGAGTCGTCGGCCCACACGAACGCGACGAGGACCCGCCCCGAGGTAGCGGTCACGGTCCGAGTGATAGGGGTCGCGGTGGTGGAGGTCAGGAGAGTTGTCGCTAGGACGGCGTAGGCCATTCAGCCCTCCCCTCCCCGGTAGGTCACACCGTCAGAGGGTGAAGCGGAATACTCCGTTTGTGTTCCAGACGACCGTGAAGGTCCCGGATGTGACGGAGTTGGATCCACCGAAGTAGTTGAAGCAGGCTCCCTGGTCCGCGACCGGCGTGGTGAGGGTGTCGTCGTAGACGAGTGCTCCGTATACGGCTGCGAGGGTCGCGGTCGCCCCGGAGGCGGTATCTGCGGCGTCGAAGAACACGACAGCGCTGGTAGCGGAGTTCAGGGACTGCGAGGCCAGTGCGACGCCAGTGGCGGCCCACTGGCCGGCGGAGCTGACCTCGTTCGCGGATGCCCACTGGCCCACGTTGTAGGCGGAGTTCGCGGACGTCACGTTCTGGTCGGGGGTCGGGGTTGTGCCGTACAGAGCCGCCTTGAAGGAGTCCGCGTCGAAGTCCATCGCGCACACGTTCCCGAGGACGTCGGCGAGCATCGGCCGAAAGATCTTACTGTTTGTCCAGGCCATCCCTATTCACCTATCCCGGTTGCGCACGGCGCGAACACCGTGCAGTCCTGTCCCTCGTCTCGGGTCGTGACGACCGCCATAACTGGCCGGCCCTCGGCGTCGGTTTGGACGTCCTCACGTCCTACCCAGTCGCCGCGCTCAACTGCCTTCACGTGCGCCGCCGTGCCGGCCTCAACCATGGGTGCCAGTAGTAGACGCAATCCCCGGCACGGATGGAACGGGGTGTGCGGGGCGGATTCCCTGGTGATGTGTACGTGGTCGCAGTTCGGGCACGTCCACCGTCTCTCCGGTGCGGCGAGGATCGGCGATGTCATGTGATTGCCGCCCCTGTGTCGTCCCACACGTTCCCAGACATGGTGATCTCCGGGTCGTCCTGCGCGGCCATCGGCCCGTAGTACCCGCACGTTGACCAGTACGTCCGGCCGAAGTGGTTACCGATCAGCCGGATGTTGCTGATCGTCTTGCCCGTCGGGGGATTGGCTCCGGCGTACAGGGTGTATCCGCCGCCGTTTAGGAGGTTGTTCTCCACGGTGATCCCGGAGATGTTCCCCTGATCGGCACCCAGCATGATCGCCGACGTTTCGGACAGTGCGTTGTCGATCGTGTTGTGCCGGATCGTGATGTTACTGCCCGAGGTGACCTGGATACCGTCGTTGTGAGAGTCGCCTGTTGGGATCATGCCGTGTATCCAGGAGTCCTCGACGAGGACGTTCCCGTTCGCGAACGCACCATCCGACCCGCCGCTGATCTCGACGCGGCGCAGCGTGTAGTCGGACCAGCCGACCCCGACCGTCGCACCGGTCGTCGCGATGACTGTCGAATCCTCGATGGTCAGTGCGGTCGAATCGTTCTCGACCGCGGTCCAACAATCGCCCGTGATCCGCGAGTTCCGGATCGTCACGTTCGGGGCGTTTACCGTGACGCATCCCCGGATGTCCATGCCGGTGATGACCTGCCCGGCTGTCGTCAAAGTCCATGACCCGGAGTGGATAGTGAGCGCTGTCCCGTCCGGTACTCCGGTAGACGCCGCGTCCGGGAATCCCGCTGGGGACACCGTCGGTGTGGTTGTCGCGGTGGTGGTCGGTGTCGTCGTGCTCGTGGTGACCGGCGTGGTGGTCGTCGTGGTGGTCGTGGTGGTGGTGGTGGTGGGGTGGGCCGCCTCTAAGGCGGCGACCCGCGACTGCAGGGTGTCGAGGCGAGACTCCAATGCAACGATCCGCTGCTGACGGCACGTGTCGGTGTTCGCCGTGCACGGCGGCGTGTATGCGGTCCTCCCGGGCGTGGGTACTGCCACCCAGATCAGTAATCCCACGGCGACCGCTGCGATGGCGAATAGGGGGACGATGCGCCACTTCCTGGTCATGGCATTCGAGGTTTCCGCGTGGCCGGGCGACCGGGACGCGTCTCTACGTTCACTACCGGAGCCGGCCGCGTCTCGACCTCCGGCTCCTCCTCGACCGCCACGGCCAGGCCTGCGCGGACCAGGTGCGCCGCCTCGTCCGCGTCGCACTCCAGCACCCCGTCAGGAGGAGGCCACTCCGCGCCTGGACCACGGGTTCCGCTGATCCCGACGAGCATCCGAACCTTCACCGCGACACTCCTTCGTAGGCTGATTCCCACAGGCGCCAGCCGTCCTCGACGGTCCAGCGCGACGCGACCTCACGGGCCTTGATGCCCATCTCGGTCCGCATCGCCGAGTCGTTCACGAGATCCCGGATCCGCTGCTCCCACTCATGCGGGCGGCGAATCAGGAACCCGGACACGCCGTCGACCACGAGATCCCGATATGGCTCGCTGTCGGTCGCTACGACCGGGATCCCCAGCGCCGCGTACTCCAGCGCCTTGATGTGGCTTTTGCTGCGGTTGAACGTGCTGTATGTGAGCGGCGCTAGCCCGATGTCGAAGTCGATGGACCGGTAGTAGTCCCATGGATCGTCTGACCACTTCGTGAACCGGCACTGGCGCTTGACCGTCGGTGAGTAGTCCGTCCCGATCAGATGGACCTCGACGTGCGGGTCGCGGTCCAGGACCCGGCGCAGCGGCTGTGCCACCTCGGCGATGTCGAGGCCGTGGGATGCTCCGCCGGCCCAACCGATGACCACCTTGTCTCGGCGTGGCCGTTCGATGTCGAGCAGGCCTGCTGGGATGTGGTTTGGCAGAACAACCGTGTTCGGGTTGTGAGCCCTCATCACCTCAGCAAGCGGTTCCGTCGTCACCGTCACCATGTCCGCGACCTGCGCGGCGTGGATCACCGTGTCCTGCGGAACCGGCTTGCTGTAGACCCGGTGAGCCATCCAGTTGACGGGCTCCACACTGAACACGTCGTCGTCGATCTCGTAGACGAGTCGGGACGTCGCCTTCAAGCGCCGCCAGATCGGAAGCGCGTCATGCTTGTCCATCCGCTGACCCACGATGATCGAATAGTCGCGGGCCGCCTCGGACCATCCCGGCCACGTCTGCACGTCATGCCCATGCCGGCCCAACTCGCCGAGCGGCAACGTGACCCGGTAGAACCCACACCCAGATGCGTCGTGCATCCCGAAGACCCGCAACTCAGGCCGCCCAACCGTCGTGATGGACCACGGTCGGCTCACCATCGACGAACACCCCAGGAAGCCCCCGAGCACGCCACTCACGGACGAGCCGGAAGTCTCCGGCGTTCATGACGTGGAACCCGTCCTCAGGCCACGCCACCGGGTTCCACGTGGCCGTCCGGAGCGCCTCGGCCCGGCACATGATCCCGTCGGAGTCCATCTGGCCATGCGCGAACGACGGATCACCGATCACCTGCCACGGCTGCCCTCGGACCACGAACTGCACCCGCGACACCGACCACATCGCCTCGGCCGCCTCCATGGCCGCGACATGCCTCGCCACGTGTTCGGGTCGGACCTCGTCGTCATCGCCGAGGAACCCGACGAACTCGCCCAGCGCCAGCCGGGAACCGATCATCCACGGGAACGCGCCGCATGAGGCGTCGTTGGTGCCGTCGCGCCATGATTCGTTGAGTTCGACAAACAGGATCCCCGGCTCGCCGGCCAGCCTCTCCGCGAGGCCGCGGTTCCGGTCCGAGACGATGACGTGCTGGACGTCCGGCCAGTCCAGTGCCCGCACCGACGGGATGCACCGGTCGAGCAGCAGGCTCATCCTCGACGGGACGGTAGGGGTCACGATCGACGCGAGGCTCATGACGCCCCCAGCTCGGACTCGACCATCCACCGGGCGAGTCCCGAGAAGTCCGTGCGCGGCTGCCAGTCGATCCGCTTGTCCGGCTCGGCGGTGAGCATCGGGACGTCCGTCGGCTGCGACCTGGACGTGTCCAGCGTCACCCAGTCACGCCAGTCCAGGCCGACGACCGAGAATGCTTCCGCCACCCAGTCCTGCGACGAATGTGGGTCACCCGTCGACAGGGTGTACTCGCCCGGCTCGGCGTCCGCGACCAACTGCATCGCCTTGGTGAAGTCCGGTGCCCAGCCCCAGTCCTGGAAGCGGCCCAGCCACCCGAGCGACATCCCGCCCGACAGGGGATCCGTGAAGATCCTGGCCACCGCCGCCGTCACGGTCCTGGTGAAGAACTCGCGGCCTCGACGCGGCGAGTGGTGACCGCCCATGACTGCGACCGACACGCACATCCCCTGGGACCGGTAGTCCGCGGCAATCGCACTGGCAAAGCTTTTCGCCGCCCCGTACGGACCGTGCAGGGCAATCGAGCCGGCCTGCACCACCCGCGCTTCGGGGGCCACCGCCCCGACCGCCTCCATGAGGCGGAGGAACCCGAGGCCAGTCACCTCGCCGGCAAGGATCGGCTGCGACCACGACGCCGACGGAGCCGACAGCGCCGCCAGGTTGTATACGACGTCCGGCCGGGCCTGGTCGACCGCGCGATACAGGGAACCGGAGTCGAGGAGGTCGCCCTCGACGAGGGTCGCCGACGGCACGAGCAGCGAGATCCTCCGGCGCCGAGCAACGTCCTGGCCGTGGACGAGACCAAACACGTCGTGACCGGCGTCGACCAACTGCTCCGCGAGATAGGACCCGTCCTGCCCCGTGATCCCCGTGATGAGCGTCCTCACAGCAGCACCGGCACAGGGATGGGGACGATGAACCGTCCTCCGCTGTCGAGCCATTCCCGTTCGCGGCGGATCACCGGACCCAGGTAGTTGTGGATCAACATGAGCGCGGTAGCGCCTTCGGGTAGCGGTGCGTCCGTGATCGGGATGTGCGTCCCTGGCGTGAACTTCCCGACCTTCGTCGGCGTCAGGTCATGTACGGCGGCGACCTTCTTGGGGCCGAGGCCGCACCAATTCAAGATCGTGCAGGACTTCGCGCTGGCCCCGTAGCCGACGACGATCCGGCCGTCATCCAGCTCCGCGTCAACCAGGCCGCAGATCCGTTCCCGGAGCATGTCGGCGCGGCCCTGGACCTCCGAGTAAGTGCCGGAATGGCACAGCCACTCCTCGCGGGGCGGGACCTGCGGACAGTACCGGGTGCGTCTCGCTGTGACCCTGATGCTCCCGCCCTGAGCCGGAGTCCTGGACCAGCCCGTCAGTTCGAGCCCGTTCGCGGTCATCGTCTCGGCCAACGTCGAGACCGAGAAGAACGTCCTGTGCTCGTGGTAGACGTGGTCGAACCCGTTGCCCAGCAACAGATCCGCCAGATACTGCACCTCGATGACAGCGATGCCGTCGCCCACGAGCAGGTACCGGATCCCGGCGAAGAAGTCGCCCAAGTCAGCGACGTGCGCCGCCACGTTGTTCGCGATGACCAGGCCCGCCGGCCCGTGGCCCTCTCGGATCCTCTCCGCCACGGCCAGCCCGAACGGCTCACCGACGACGTCCAGGCCGCGTCCACGAGCCACATCCGCCGGGCCGGACGAGGGCTCTACACCCAGGGTCCGACAGCCAGCAGTGTGGAGTTCGCCGAGGAGCGTCCCATCATTGCAGGCCACCTCGACGACCAGGCCATCCGTGGCCTGCTTATTTGCCGGCGCCAACAGCCAGTCCGCGTACTCCTGGAAGTACGCCACCGCGGCCGGCGACGACCCGGTGTAGAAGCCGTAGTCGGCGCCCCACAGCTGATCGTCCGGGACCACCTCGGTGAGCTGGACCAGCCAGCAGTCCTCGCACACCTGCAGGCCCAGCGGCCACCACGCCTCAGGATCATCCAGAGACGCAGGGAACCGATCAGCCAACGGCGACGTACCCAGATCCAGGAACTCCGTGACCCTCGCCGAACCGCAACCGCCACACACACTTCTCCGCATGAGCACCTCCGCACAGGTGTCGGTGGGCCCGGAGGACCGGCCATGCGGGACCGGCCCTCCGGGGGTAGAAGGAACAGATCAGGTAGCCGTCGCCTGCAACGTCTTGATCGCACCCGTCAGGTCCACCAGGGCACCGTCACCGCGGAGAATCCCCCGGAACGCAACCATGTCCGACCCGAACAGGAAGTCGTCGGACCGCTCGAAACGGATACCGCCGACCATCCGGACGAAGAACTGCGAGAAGTCACCGAACGCGATGGCCTTCGCCCCGGTCGCTACCGCCGGCATGAACGGATCGCTCACGAGCGGTTTCCCGAGCAGAATGTCCGGCGCACCGATCTGGATCGACGGCTGCCAGATCGGCTGACCCGTTGTGTCCGTGATCTTCCGCAGTGCACCGACAGTCGCGTCCCGCATGATCCAGTAGCAGGACCGGGACTGCCGATACGGAGCGATCACCGAGTACTGCAGGTCCACGAGATCCCCATACACAGGGACACCCGACTTGCCGGTCGTCGTACCGGTCACGCCCACAGTCGCCGAGGTCATGAACCCCGTGGGCTGCGACGTCCCCGTACCGGTGACCAGGTCGGCGCCGAACTTGTTGCCCAGCGCCCGGCCGACCTGCATCGCGAGGTAGCCCTCAAGGTCGACACCCTCGTCGTCGATCAGCTCGCGGCTGACCTGCAGGAGGATGCCGTACTTGTAGGCGCCCAGAGTCGCGAGCCCGAACGCCGGATCGCTCGACGGAAGCGTCGTGGCCTGCGCCGCGGAAGTCGCCGTCGAATGGGACGTGGTCTTCGGGATCTGCAGATTCTCCCCGCCGGTCGTGTTCAGGACCGTCGGGTTGGTCTGCATGACCCCGGACACCTCGATGAGGTGCGCGACGAGCCGGTTGTAGAACGACGTCGGCAGCAGGTTCCCGCCAGCTCCGGTCGCCGAGGTGGACAGCGCCCGGAGATCCAGCCGGGATTGCGGCTTCACCTCGAACGCGCGGGGGGCACCCTGCTCGCCGCGGAGGAACGACCGGAGCTGCGCCTCCATCGACGTGCCGTCGTCGGCGCTCTTGCCGGAACCGGATCCACGATCCACGGGACGACCCTGGATCCGGTTGAACGCGTCGTCGGCGTCCTTCGACCTCTGCTCCGTCTCCAGAGCCGACTTGATGCGCTTGTCGAGCTGGTCCAGTTCACCGTTCAGGGCGTCCCACGTGCCCTGCTCCTCGGCGCTGAACGCCCTGTTCTGGTCAGCAGCAGCGGCGGCGACGGCCTTGGCCTGTTCCCAGACGTTGAGCCTGCGGTCGCGCAACTGCTTCGTGATCTCGGACATGCGAGATCAACCCCTCTCCTGGGGTTAGCAGCGGATGGGTTGCGCGACGTGGATTCGTTGCCTGCGTCGCCGTGCGAGGTGCCGTTCTGTGGCCCGGTGGATGCGATGCCGACCGGACTCCGTGCCGTGTAGCCGTCCAGGTGAGTAGGTGGGTGCTGCCCTGCCTACAGAGACGGGTCTTCCCTCCGCGCCATCAACGTGGCCATCGCCAACGGCGCGAACGTCGTCCGCTTCCTCGCCAGAGCAATGCCCTGGTCGGTACGGACGAAGAACTTCTTCAAGCCGTCCTCGGCGGCCAGAGACCGGACCTCCTCGAAGTCAGCCTCGAACCGGGATGCCAGAGAACGCAGACCAGCCGACGAATCCGTGTAGGCCGGCATGTTCACGGGGGCCACGTCCACGAGAACGCCGTTCGACTGCAGGGTTCTCATCGGGTACCCCTGATCCGTCAGCGACCACTCGTCGCCCTTCGGGGGAACCATGAATGCGAACGACGACTTGCGGACGTCGCCGCGGGACACGAGTTCCAGAACATCCCCGCGCGATGCCGGCGGATCGACCGTGTAACTGAGGCCCTGGTCGTCGATCTGCAACGACAGCGTCCCGGCTCCGGTCGTTCCGAGGAGCATGTTGTCGTCGTGGTTGTAGCGGGCCATCACGTCAGGCCAGCCGGCGGCTCGCGCAGCGTTGAAGAATGCCGGCCCCACCTGTTCCACGAACCCACCCAGGTTCCGGGACAGCCGGTTGAAAACGGCGGCGTAACCGCCGATCCGCTTCTTCCCGTCACCCACGTCCCTGACCTGCACGATTACTGGCGTGTACCGGCGCTCGACGGCGCTCGTGTCGGCCATCTCTGATGCCGCCTCCCTGCGCGTCAAAGCGCTGTTGGGTTATTCATCCGCATGTCTGGGCCTCACTCGGGGATGACCCATGTCAATTCGTCCAGACCTGAACCCAGCAACCGCGGAAGACCGCGAGCAGGACCAGCACCGGCCGCAGCCGTGATCGCAGACAGCGGCGCATACGACCCGCCGCCCTGACCGTCCGGCAACGGCGGACGATCCTCACGCGCCCGGATCTCGTCGATACTCGACGTCCCGATCACACGCTCGATCTGGTTAATCTCCCAACGGGTCTTCGCGTCAGCCCGGACCACCGCATCAGCGTTGAACCGCACGTACTGCCGCTCCGGGAGCAACGCCGACAGTGCCGTCTCCAGGCGCACAAGCCACGGACGGACATCCGAAACGCGCCGCAACTGCCGCGACTCCTCCGTGCTGTACGTGAGGCTGCCGGGTGGTTCGCCGCCGATCTCCGTCGGGTCAATCCCGTAGATCGACGCGATCTGGTTCGCCGTCAGACGCTGCGTCTGCACGAACTGCGCCTGCTCCGGAGGAATCGTGATCGGCGTGAAATCCCAATCCCGCCCATACACGATCGGCGCACGCGACTTGATCGCCTTAACCAAACGGTTCTTGATGACCCCCGCCTGGACCTCCGTGACCTCCGCCTCGCTGTTCTTGAATGTTCCGGGAGGTATCCCGCCCGCAGCCATGAACCCGGTCCCGTACTCCTGCGCGGAGATCCCCTGGTTCACGGTCAACGCGAACGCCTCGATCGGCGACAGTCCGAGAGTCCGGCCAGGAAGCGTGATCCAAGGGATGTGGACGATCTCATCCCTGCGGATCTGGCGACCCATCCAGTACCAGATCGGGACGGCCGGATTCATGTCATCGACGGAGAACTCGCCAACGGGACGCCAGAACACGCCCGTCGGGTAACCGAACCCGTCCCGCGACGTGATGAAGCCGATTGCGTTGCCCTGCATCGACAACGACGACACAGCCCGCGTCAACCAGTCGACGATGGTCCCCTCGTCGGACAGGAACTGGAGCAGCTGCGGCAGGCCAGCCATCGGCTGCCGTTGGTCACCCAGCCGCCGATACCCCTTCAACGGGAGTGTCGAGATGAAGTCAGCGAGGAACCGGTTCGCCGCGAACACGGGAGCCAGGCGTAGCGCCCGGTCCTGGGTGACCGTCTGCGGCGACAGGATGTCATCCCCGGAACCCCAGGGAAGCGCCGCGACCGACCGCTGCTCAACCGGGCGCCGCCGGAACGGATTACGCATCGCCACCCCTCACCACACCGAGCCGAGCACGTCATAGGAGCGGTCCTGGACCAACGACAGACGCCACAACGCGCACGTCGCAGACACCAACGGGCAGATATCCCCCAGAGCACGACGACGCGAGAACTTCCACAAGCCGTCTCCGATATCAGTCTTCGCGGCATTCCCCAACGCCGTGTTCAGCGACGGATCATCCACATGCCGAAGGCCACCGTTCGTGACCTGCTCCTGGAGCGCGCCGCACGCCTGACCCATCTCCCGCGACGTCATCAACCGGATCCCACGGACACCAGCGTCAACGTCCGGCTGAGACACCACCTGGAACCCGGCCTTACGCAGCTTCTCCACGAACGACGTCGCCGCCCCGGACGCGTCCATCACCCACCCGAGCGGCTGATACGTCTGGTCCAACTCGACCATCCGAGCGACCAGCCAATCCGTACCGTCCCGGTGCTCGACCACCTCGACCTGCGGAAGGCCATCGATCCGGTAACCAGCAGCAGAGATCGC